AAGTCATTAGTATGGTTTTCCTCACGCTGCATTCCCCTTTCTTCTTTTTCATGTAAGATTATCCCGTTACTTATGTTGTGTTGTTATGGTTATGATATTATCAATATTTTCGTTATATGTCAATAATTTTTACAATTATTTCTAATATTTATTTCCAATTATTTACATTTCATTTATTGCATGATTTTAGTGTATCTGATATAATTAGTCTTGACGCTATATATTATAGAAAGGAGTGCATAAATTTGTCGAAAAATAGCATATCAGCTTACATCCGAAAAATGATGCAACAGGAAGATGTTACCATAAAAGAAGCAGCTACATATACCGGCGTATCCGTTGGAACTTTTCGTAACAAGCTCTCACAAGACAGATTTTCAATTGGTGATCTTATGATATTAGCCGAAATGTGCGATTATAAATTAGCCTTTGTACCAAATCATACGATAAATTCTCTTAATACTATCGAAGATAAAGAAACTTCCAAATCTTACATTTTAGATATTCTTGATGAAGAATTACAGTCAAAAATAGAAGATTATAAAATAGCTAAAGTCGATGAAATGATGAGTGCTATGCAAGCCTACATAAAGACTTTAAGTCCTGAACAGATTGAAAAACTATTTTCACATGATAATGATGATCCAAAAAAATAATTGCTAAAAAAGGGGAATAAGATGGAGTGGGTATTGTAATCCCACTCCTTTTTATTATACGGTAAATGTAATCGTTTGTTCTGCCAATACAGCTCCATCGGAATCTAACACTTGCAGCGTAAATGTTTTATCAACCGCCCTATCCACTGTATATTTCAGTGAGATTTTTGTTCCATTTACTGTTTGAGTAATCGCATACTCTGACACAACATTCCATTTAAAATCAGTTTTTTCTATAGTTGCACCTGTAGAATCAGTAAAAGCTACTGTCCATGACTTTGTTCTACCATAACGTAGAGAATCACCACCTGATATTGTGACACTCTGCTTCGGTGTATCTGGTGTTGGTTCAGGTTCTGGCTCTGGTTCTGGATCAGGATTAACATTAGCATAAACTTCGGCTATGATATGGAATAATCCGTCCTTTTGGTAAATATTGTCAACTTTAAAGGTACGTCCGTAAATATTAAAGGTATCATCTATCGCTAATACCTTTACAGTGTCCGTGATTTCAGTTACAAATTCCATATTTCCATTAACAATTGAAATTGTATTATTCACCGAAGCAAGACCATTTTTCATGTCATATCCATATACAGGAACATTTTTCACTGTTCTGTTATTCGTGTTCAAAATTCCATTGCAAGCGATAGCAAATGACTTATAATAACAGGTGTTTTCTTCTGTCTCTTTATTCACAAGGACATAAGTTTTTCTTCCATATTGGATGAGTGAGCCTTGATCTACAGGTGCATCTACTCCATAGTAGAGCATGATTCTGTCCTCTGTACTTTGACCATCATCACACCTTCTGAAGAAAGCAATAAATGTCTTGCCGGAAATCACGGCAGTAATGGACTTGCCCTCTCTTTCCATCGTATCTGCAAAAACATTTTCCAATGGGGTATACATTAAATCTGACATTCTGATTCCCCCTTATCGTGTGTAAAACATAAATGTAAAGTCTGAGTCCTGGTAGTGCATTTCCGCCTTTACACGCTCAATCTCTGATCTAAGTTCTTTGAGCCGGTTCTGAAGATTAGTAAACGCTGCACTGGCGGTAACAAATTCAGTTTCGACTTTTCTGTAAGTGTCAATGTTTCCCAATAGGCTATGTAAAATTGTGTATGCAGCTTCGAGCAGTTTGGCATGATCCGTATTTTTGTCATAATTTGCTTCAGGATTAAGACCGCATTCATTAAGAATTTTCTCATAAACACGGATTCTATCACTCTTCAGACCTTCATAATCTTTATTGCCGGTCATTTCGGCAGTCGTTTTGTTTGGATAATAGTTCTTATAATTCAGTTCCAGAAGCAGTCTTTCATAGTTGGTAAAGCCGGTTCCCAGCTCTGCATCTCCCTGTTCATAATATTGATTGTCGTCATATTGTTTCATGGCATTCTCCTTCCTTAACATAAATAAAAGTTTACGCAACGTGTCCCATATGCGTTCATAGAAAAGTGTACTTCATCAATCTCATACTCTTTGTCCTCGATGATGATTGAGCCTAAATCCCTGGCTAAATTAATCTCCTGAATGGACATAAACTCTTCATTGTGTGATTCTTCAGATGGGACAATCTCATCCACCATATTGTTATGACAATAAAAAAAGTGTACCGGCAAGACATTCAGATCTTCTTGCAGATACACCAGTGCTTTCTTCTCACTTATTAAATTGATACTTGTCACAACATACGGTTTGTCCAGCTCATCCGACTGATAATCCGTATTAGTTAAATCATCAATCTGTGAGTAGAGATCACCCTCATTGGAGAACTCAATCATTTTTACTACGTTATTAATTTTTCCCATATAATTCTATTCCTTTCTGTGTTTAGTATTACTTTTTATATAATATGTATTACTCTTAACTATTTAAGAGAATTGTACCTCTATTTTCAACGAAAACTCCTTCAGGGTAAACTTGTTCACCTAACCACCTACAATCCATTTTTGACCTGTTTTTTACAATCTCTCATAAAGGATAATTTAATCTCAAATCTATGTTCTATATTCTAATGTACAATTTAAAATTTACGGAACAAACCTGTAAGTGGTACAAATTTACACTAATCACTGTTCTTTCCAGAATTTAAGTCTACATCATAGAATTTCTGACAAATTTAACCAATTTACTTGACTTTGACACGCCGTAGGCGAATAATTCGTAGGGAAATAGGAAAACGGCTCTCGTATCTGGACAGAGTTTCCCTATCGCAAGAAAAAGAAACTCTGATATGCCTCGAGATGAATAATCCGCTTTTGCATGAGGTATCCGTATCTCTGTAGAGCTGTTCAAACTATGAGTGCGGTTTTCTTCGATTCCGCATGGACTTTTATATTGGTCTGCCACGCCCTCAATACACACCGTTTCCAGTGTTTGTCCATTTCCGCATCCTACAAGAAATCTGTAGGTGCCGTGGTTCAGATATACCCTGTGTACGTCCAGGCTTATCCTTTGCCCCCGTGTGCGCTACTTTTAACCAATGTACAGACTGTCCGTACCAATAGGCGGTCTGGTTAGGCATATGAGGTCTTGCGCTCTCTCCAACCCCTGTGGTCATGGATCACCGATAGCCGCAGCGACCCAACCCCGGCAATTTACTATTTAGGCTGCCGATACCAGATTTTATTTATCCAGAAGTAACCCTTAAACCCTGTCCAACTTTCTAAAGTATATTAAAATTATTACTTTTGATATAGTAATTATTACTTTCAGTCCTAAAAAAGAGTAAATTTAATACACGAACACAAGTTCATTCTTGACATGACAGGTTGTGTAGTTTAGAATATATCCTATAAAAGGTGTATACAAAACACACCCTACCACATTTTCATTTCAAAAAAGAAACTGTGCTAAGTTGATTTTTTTAATATTAAATTGTGGGTACTAGGCTGCACTGGTAATGCCGTCTAGTATAAGGTAATCGGTTCTGGTAAAACCGAGCAAACAAAATGTATATGTACAGAACGTGTAACAATAATAAAAGCGGTATGAGGTTAATTCTTCATACCGCTTTAGTCTTGTTACCCAACTACTGCAATATGTTTCTGCCAGTTTTTCTGTACTTGTATTTATTGTACACGGTAATTCTGGAAATTGCAATAGTTTTTAAAAATTTTCTTATATAAAAAGTATTACTTTTAATATACTTATTATATTATATGTAATACCTTAATTTTAGAGCATATCTTCTTCATCCAAAATGAAGCGATTTTCACGAACATATTTTGCAATCAACATATTCAATGCAGAGTTATTTGAGACTCCCTGTGCCTTATTTATTGTAGTAAAAGCATTGTACATTTTCATATTTACTTTAGCAGAGATTTGTTTGTCTTTTGCTCCATCTTTTGAAATAATTTTTTCTACAGGTGCTTTCTTCACAACGCTGGCAGTTTCTTTCTGCTCTTCCTTCATTTCTTGTAACTCTTCTTCCTGAAGCGTATCTATGAGCCTTGTTTTCGCCATGATTTCATATCCTTTCTTTATTCAGGTATTACTTAGTATATAATATGTATTACTCCAACTTGAAAGCAATTTCCATATATTCTTTTGCCGTAGGTGCTTTCTTATTTGATAATACAACCGGCTTTCCATTTACAATCGCTCTATTTACATCTGCCGAATCTTTTACCACACCCAATATCGGTGCTTTCTGTTCCAACATAGCCAGTACATCCTGATTGTCATTTATTTTTGATTTATACATAGTCGCAATGATTCCTGTAAGCACCAGATCAGGATTCAATGATCTATCTCCATCACCACTCTGTACGTCTTTGATAGTGTTCATCAGTGCTTTTAATCCTCTGTATGCAAGGTACTCTGTTTTTACTGGAATAATAACTTCATCCGCAGCGACTAAAGCATTAATGAGAAGTGTTCCTAACTGTGGTGGACAATCAATAAATATATAATCAAAATATGGTTTCAGAGTTAAGACAGCTTTTCGCAACTGTACATCACTATTTCTTCCAACAACCAATTTTGTTTCTGTAACTGCCAGATCAATATTGGATGGAATTATAAATAAGTTGTCCAGGTTTGTACTCTCAACATTAAAAGCACATTCCGCTGCTTTTGTTTTACCATCAAACAATTTGCATACATTATAATTTTCAAATTCTTTATCATCAGGATTCATACCACAACAAATTGTCAAACTCGCCTGTGGGTCAAGATCAATCATAAGCACTTTCTTACCTATCATTGCTTTTGCAACTGCAAGATTGTATGTAGTTGTAGTTTTAGCGACTCCACCCTTTTGGTTGGCTATTGCTATAACTTTCATGTTTAAATCTCCTTTCCGCATATTAAAAGTATTACTTTTTATATAGTTTTTATATTTAATATGTATTTATTATATACTAGCGTCTACTCTCCGTCAAGGAAATTTACTAATTTACAGTATTTTCCACATAGTTATATATAATATGTTTTATATACTAAGTAATACTATAAAATCAATTAGTATATAAAAAGTATTACAATACAAAAGGAAGGGCAACAACTGTCCTTCCTTGATTTTTACTGCTTATTCTCATTTAAGAGTCTGTGAACACTACCAACACTGCATCCAACCTGTTTAGATATTTCTCTGATTGAATGTCCCTTCTTATGCAATTCACACATTAAAGCTACTTTACGATCATCTATCCTTCGTGGCGCACCCTGTTTCTTTCTGGCAGCTTTCTTCAGCTCATTACTCTGTTCAATATTCTGTTCAATAATCTGCATGGATTCTTCTGGCGTAAGAGAAGCGGATGCAAGTTCCGTCAACTGTCGCTGAAGTTCTTCATTCTTCTTATGTGCATCTTTGTTGTATTCCAAATACTGCTCTGCTATTGTCTCTGCCCTATCAGCTCTTGCCAGTGCTTCATTATATGTTAGTGCATCTTCCTGTACATATTGAGCATACTTTTTATCATTAACCTGTTTCTTCAGTTCTTTAATTTGTCTCTGTCGTCTTTGTGAAATTGTTTCTACAAAATGCAGACGTTTGGCAAGCTCTGATTTACTCTTACTTTCATATGCCACATACCACGGTTCTCCATATTTCACATCCGAATCCAGCTCATCATCGGAAATGTGATCTGTAGTTGGTTCTTCTGCAAGTTGAAGTTTCAGGTGTTCGACCTCTTCAGCTAATTTTTGAGATTTGTCGCATTCTTCTTTGTAGTGGTTTTTATACCAATTTCTCATTCTGATTGCTTCATCTAGTTCACGCTGCATATCTTCAGATGGGGCAATAGCCGGTTGATTCTGTTGCAGATCAGCTATAATCCCTTGCAGACGTTCTATCTCTTTGTCACGCTCTGCGATAATATCTTTCTGACTTTCAATCTGTGCTTTAAGCTCCTGTGTATAGCTCTGTCTCTTTTTCTTCGCCATTTTATCTCCTTCTATGCTCTTAAATTCGAGGTCATATTGTCCACCTTGCAGCGTCCAATCGAAGTGTAACTGCCGGATCGTCTCGAACCAGTCCCACTTATCCTTCCGATAGATTCTGCCGGTGGAATCAGATATATGAACCATCACATACGGTTTATCTGTATCTTTATCCCATAACTGGTTAATGGTAAGCATATTATTTTGTGCGTCCGTATAGGTCACATTGCCGGACTGAGATAGTTTCTTGTCATGTGTCCAGCGGTACCCACCACCATAATTTTTGAGTAGTTTTGCAAGTTCCGCTTGTGTTAGAAAATATTTCTTCTTAGGCATATATGCTCACCTCTTTCCTATTTGTTGAACTATATTTATAGTACACTTGGATAGAGGTTTTGTCAAGTTATGGAACACAGTATATTGAACATAGTAGTTAAGTTTATAGCAAAGTTTGGTAATACTTTTTATATTTATATGGTTACTATGGATATGTTTTTTATATACTTTTTATATTAATGTCCGTACTGCATAGCATTGTTGATTTCGTTGTATTTTTCTACAACATCAAAGTTCACTTCTGTTTCTCCAAACCTATATAAATCTCTTTGAAAAGTGGTTATTTTAAGATACTTTTTTTCTTCAAATTTATATAAATTACCAATCACTGGTAAAGACATATCTATTTTAACATTTTTCCAATTTTCAATATTATTCATAGATATATCTCCATTCTTGTCTCTATAACGTATACAACGTATATCAAAATTCCCACTCATATCTGCGATACTTTTTCCATGATATTCATTATACTCCCTATCTATATATGCTTTCTGATCTAAACTACATTCAAAACGATACCATTCTGATGTTGGTTTATATATAGGAATGCTTTCTATACGTTTAATTCCCAGGAATCCTTTTCGCTCTTTTTTTATTATTGTCTTAGTAAAAATTTTTCCATACTCTATAAAATATGTACCAATAGAGTATTCTTTAATATTGTTCAATCGAATATTCAAATCTCCAAGCGTAATAAATCGTGAGGTATTATTCTGCTCTGAAACTCTGATATTTACTGCATTCTTGCCTTTTTTCCCGTCTATGATATCAAAGTTCACGATCATCCAGTTTTTTATTTCAACCATATCTTTTACTTGTGAGATATGAAAAAAGTAATCTGCACCATCTTCACCTGTAATAAACCCATAACCTTTATCTTCAATAAATCTCTTGATTCTTCCTCTCATCTGTGATTTCCTCCTGGCATCTTACTTCTTCATAACCTTATTGATTTCATTGTATTTTTCAAAAATATCAAAATCCTCATGATCTTGATAGAATCTCATATATTCCTTTTGATATGTTTTAATATACAAATAGCCGCCTTTTACTATTTTATCTCCCAGATTATCATAATAAGCTTTGTGCCTATTATATTCGGATTCACTTATCTCTCTTATAGGACTATTGTTAAATCCATATTCTTCCAAGTACCCGAAGCATTTAACAATTCCATACTCTTTTATGTTATTTACTCGAATATTCTTATTTCCAAAATTGATAAATTTTGATCTATTATTCCCTACTGGAGATTGTGTAGCGATATTAACCGCATTTTTTCCTCTTTTTCCATCTACAATATCAAATTCTACAAACATATAGTTTTGCGGCTCAACCATATCTTTAAATTGTGAGATGTGAAAGAAATAGTCCTGTCCATCCTCACCGGTGATAAATCCATAGCCTTTTTTATTGATATATCGTTTAATTCTGCCTTTCATCCGTAGTGTTCTCCTTCTGGTATTTTATGTATATTATATCACGATGAGAGAATATAAAGTCAAAATTTTGTCGGTGTAAAAAAATCGGTATACATCCAATCAAACATATGTTTAGGGGGTCAATCGGTGGGCTGTCCTGATATGATCCATCCCAAACCGGCAGACGTTTCAAAGCTCTATTTGACGTTTTAAGACGCTTTTATATCATATGCTATAACAATGCCATAAAATACATAAAGTCGCTTAAATCGCATTTTACGGATTTTTACGGCTATATACATATTCCTGTATTTATGCACAAGGGATGTATAAATATAAAAAACTACACCTGTAGAGGGTGGGATGTTCTACCAGATACAGAGGGATGTACCCATCACAACCGGCACGACTGCCAGCGGATCACACTTTACTATACAGGACAGATGGACAAGGACAGTATAAGTCTATACAGGGATATATTATACAGGGATAAGCAGCGTAAGACCTTGTTGTATTGTGGCGTGTCCTGATGTACAGGTTATACTGGCTCTATATGGGTTTTATATGCCCTTATATACCGTAATATAAGGAATACCACACAAGAGCAATAGAAACGGCTCTAAAGGTCATATACAGGCGTATAAGTGTATTGTAAATAGTGTTCAACATATCGTTGTGACCGGCTGCATCTGTCCCCCGTGTGGGGTTAGGCTCTGCCGGTATAATCTGTCTTGTGATCTGTTTTTATAGCGGTATCCTCTGCCGGTTCTGGTGTCAGATATGGAAGTAATATTTAGTTTACTTCCGTCATAAAACACAATAAAAAAGCCATAGACTCAACGCCTATGACCTTTTTACTATGCTTTATATATATGATGCTTATAAGTCTAACAGTGCAGCTATTACAACACCGATAAAGACATAACAAGCGACTTGACCTAAGAAGTACATCATCACACCCCCTTCACCCTATCCGTGATACTACACACGCTATATTTTCCAGATCGTTGAAACGTTTCTCAATGATAACCCTCTGAAATGCTTCAGCTTCTTCTCTTGTTGCAAAGTATCTCTCATCAATAATACTTGACTCAAATAATTCAAACTTAACAACAACCGCAGTATAAAAACCGCCTGTAATGTTTAATACCTGTGATTTCATAATCTTTTCACCCTTACCCTTTCTTATTAGTACCCTCTCATTAACCAGTCTAAAAACATCCAGATCGGCATAGTAAACAGGAAAAATGCTACAATGTACATCAATACTGTTTTGATTTTCTGGTGTCTTTCTCTTCTGAATACTGCTTTCCAATAACTTCTAGTTCCGTAAATCTTTTCCATAGCAGTTTCCCCCATCAACCAATAATCTCTATACAGTCGCCGTTATCCAGAAAATGAAAACTTCCTTCAATTCCTAAATCCCGTCCAAATGCTTCATAGTCAAAGTATCTTGCTACAGTTTCGGGTACGTTTCTAAGATAATCGCATTCTTCAACAACTACATATGCAACGTCTGTCATATCGTTACAATCTGTATAAATGCGATAATCACCGTTTTCCGCTTTTTCAATAGCATCGTCCAGATCGTAGCCACATTCTGACATTAACACTTTAACAACCTGTTCTTGTTCTTCGTCCAGATTATCAATTTTTTCCGCTATCTCATTCAATGTATCAATGTTCTCATACTCACCAATTTCATAAAAATCACATTCATAATCAGTGATGAAATACTCTTCATATTCTTCATTGATTCCGATACGCTCAAATACTTTCTGAAGATCTTCATTGCTAATCGGTAACTGTACCCATTCGCCTATTAATTCGCCTTCATTGTACTTTCCTAAGTTTGTTAAATAAATGTTCATCATGATAATATAAACCACCTTTCTTTTTGTCCGGCGGTTATGCTATAATATTGTTGCAACCGCCTTTTGTTTGGTTGTGACGGCTACTAAATAAGATTGTCCAGATCCTTGTGTTTAGTAGTCGTCCCTTGTTGTGGTTTTAATATAACTCATATTTGAGTATATGTCAACTCATTTTTGAGTATTTTTATAATATTATTTTAAAATCCGTCTTTCTTCCTATTAAATGCAATAAATAATCATATAAGATTATATATTAACTCTATATTGATTATTATTTCATTCTATGATATTATATAAATAACTCATAAATGATATATTGAAAGGCGGTTATATATGAACGGATCACAAGTTATTAAGCAGCTTATGTTAGAGTCAGATACCAATATAAACCAATTAGCGGAACTGTTAGGGATTCAACCACAATCAGTTAGGAATAAACTGTCACGAAACAGTTTCACACTGGCAGAGTTTGAAAAAGTAATAAACATACTTGATGCAGAATTGCAAGTTGTATCAAAAAAGACAAAAAACATTTATCATTAAAACAGATCAGAGAGCTGGAACTAACACCATGTTAGCCGGTTCTCTTTTTTTGTCCTGGTATCTCTGCCGGTCATAGTGTCAGAAATCATGTTATAAAATCCCGTAAAATAATTATATGGACAAAAAACAAGCTCTATATCATGGAATTACACCCCGTTATTTTATAGAATCATTTCATTTTGTCCATATAATTCATATTATATTGACAAATTATATTGACACGCTATTTTCACTCTGTTATACTTTAAATATAGAAATCTGGACAATCTAATAAAGAAAGGCGGTTTTATTATGAAGAAAGAAGAAATCTTGAAAGCATATGCAGACGAACTGGAAAGAATTGGAAAAAGTGAGAACACTGCAAAAAGTTACTTGCACAACATCTCAATGTTTCTGACATGGTTAGAAGATACCTATGGAAAAGATTTTGATGGATCAGTAACACCTAGACATATAAGAGAATATAAGTCATATCTTGAAACAGTGAAGAAAGCATCCTTGTCAACCATCAACACCAAACTGGCAGCGATACAGAGCTTTTGTAATTTCCTTCACGTAGTATATGGAAACGAACCTATAAAAGTTGAGAAGAAGAAAGGCAAGGTTGCCCCTAAAGTAGAAATCTTAACCGAAAAACAAAAGCATCGTTTTTTAGATTATATGGATGCAAGGGCAAATCTTTTACATCGTACAATCATCGAAACAATTATTGCAACAGGTATGCGTGAATCAGAGATAGTTGATCTTGAATTATCTGATATAATAAATCTGGACAGTACAAAAAATTCTTATATCATTGTCAGAAATGGTAAAGGTGGAAAATATAGAGAGATACCAGTTAGAGGTGATTACAAAAAATTACTGCGTGAATGGATAGAACATAGACCTGTATCTGATTCCCAAAAGGTTTTTATCGGTAATCGTGGCACACTGACCGCCAATGGAATCTATAAATTAATACATCGGTTAGGATCAGAAATAGGATTAAATGTTTTCCCACATATGTTAAGGCATCAAGCATTAACAGACCTGGCTAAAAAATGCGATAATCTTCAAGACATAAAAACATTGCAAGAAATAGCCGGTCATTCATCCATAGAAACTACGATGCGATTTTATGTATCCAGTTCCGAAGAATCCAAAAAGAAACTTTTTCCTGATGATTAGAACATAATGAAGCCAATAAAAAAGGCACTCACTGTAAAAGGTGGGTGCTTTCTTTTTTGCATATTTATTGAATATTCATTAATATTATTCATTCTGTGCAAAGTCGTGTTCCTGTCCCAGTATGCAGCCGTGTTCCCGTCCTTCATGCTATCATCTGGATGATCTGAAGAAATCGGTGCTATACGTCCGCTTTTCATCCTGGTATCACTCTGCTTTTTCGCCAGAATCACAAGAACATGATTCCGTGAAATCTCAGAAATTTTTAGCATCTTGCTAAATCTTTTATGCGCGCGATTTTTTCTATGTTATGTCAACTAATCCACACCAAACCCGTTCCCAAAATTTACCAGAACACAATTTACCCTTATTTTAATGTACGTTCCGGCATTCCACAACGCCAGAATATACACAGAATCCCAGTGGTAATTTTAAGCAATTCCTCATTTTAGAAATAAACAGAATGTACTACTACAAAACACGGTACCCATCCCCTAAAATCCTAAGAATACCGTACAAAAATCCCCACAGGATACACGCTCACACCACCGATCACAATTCTCACTTTTCCATTTTCTAAGGCTTTCCGGCATACCCCCTAAGTTTAACTTAGCCCTAAAGCATTCCCAAATCTGGGGACGCTGCATAACGAGAATTATGATCACATCTGACTCCACAAAATTGTGTAGTGAAATAATATTCAAATCTGAGACTCAGATACAAGAATTTTCCATGAAAGATTTTCTGATCACAATTTTTCAGATATGGGGTTAAGTGCAAGCCTAGATTAAATCTAGGGATGTCGTGAAACACGACAGTGGTTGTCACTGCGATAAAATCCGCCGTGAATACAACCTAAAAATCCGCTCTAATCCTCACGGTCATCTTTTCGACCGTGAAATAAATGCTCTCAGAGCGATTTTCAGAAAGTCAACCTTGATAATTCCACATCGGACTTCACGAAAACGGCTCACAGAGCATTTTTCATTTTCACTTTTCTAAGAATCCATACAGAATATGGGGATAATAAAAAGAGTACACAACTTACGCTGCATACTCTCATAAAAAAGTGTGTATGTATGGAATGTCCAAAAAGGATCTTACCATCTTAATCTTTTGTACAGTGTACAGGGGATAGAACCCATCATATTTAATGGGTCATATCCTCTGCAAGTGCGCCATCGCCGTTCATATAACACTAATTCTCCAACATATTTATTATAGAACTTTTGTTCTCCTATGTCAACAGAGTTTATCTGGCAATTATTGACAAATTATGCTATAATCCCCTTATCAGGTTAGAACGTGATAGGGATAGTCTGGTGGTTGTCCTTTCCAGAAACGGAAAGGGGGTAATGCCAATGAGCACGATGGAAGTGTTACAGCTTTTACTTGTAATCTTTGCGGCATTGTCCTATCTGGATAATCACCGCAAATAGCAAAAAGGCTATTCCCTACCGCAAATAGGGGATAGCCCGTGTTTTAGTAACCCGTTGTAAATTTTTCGATGGGCAACCACTAGACACCGCAAATATCTCTTGATTGCTTCTAACTTGATTATAACATTTGACCGTAAAAAGTCAAGTGTAAGGGGGACGCAAATTTGTGTCTCCCTTTTATTATATCCACATATGATCCCACCATACATGAAGAATGAGGTCTGGCAATGACAAAAGCCATTAAAAACTGCATGATGGAATCGTATCTGAATATAATCAGGGTACCGGCAGTTCACCGATACCCACATATATTTATTCTGGTATAATCTTTGGCACTGATAATTTGTGCATGGTCTGAATCTGAAGGGATGGCTTGATAATAGGAGACTTTTCCAAAACTTCTTTTACCAGATTCTTCCACTCTTCACCGGCGATTTTGAAATCAACATAACTTCCTTTGTCCTTACACCGATAGATACAAACTGCTTCGGTTACATAAATATCTCCATACTCTTCATTATCACGAATGATAAGATATTCTCCGCTGTCATATTTATTTGTAAACAAAAATTCCTTCAGGGCATTCTTGCACATGAAGTCATAATCAAAATACTCCATCTGTGCCAGGAATCTTACTGCATACTTATTACCGCCGTTTTCCGGCAGCTCTACAATTTGAATCAATTGATAACATGGATACATATAATTCTGATCCTCACTTTCTATGTTTTCTCAAAAAATATGGGGTAACGTTTTGTTACTCCACAAAATGAATAAGGGGTTAATCTGCCTTATCGTCAATTATTACTTCTTCAGTTTTGGTACTTGTCACAATTTCTAGTGGATCATCTGTCTCTTCTTCAGAATCACCATTAGCCTTTGATTCATCCTCGATACGCTTCAGTTCCAGTGCGGTATCAGTAGTATAAGGTGATCTGTCAATAATGGTCTGCTTAGAAATTGCACCACAATTATACTGAATCTGCATATTTTCCATGTCCGCTGCATTATCTACAGGTCTTGCAACATTAAAGGAGAAGTTTACACTATCGAATACTTCATCAGAGACAGTCTGTCCATTATACTCCATCAGTTTTCGGATATATTCAAGTCGTTTCTCAAATCCCTCTTTCATGGATGCAATATACTGTCTTGCGAAGTTATCGCATTGTTGGTAAAGCATGGTGATAGATGTTTCCGAAACATTCGCAACATTACTCTGTCCCATGATACTTGAAGGCACACAAGCGATAGCATAAAACTGTTGGATTACATAATCCAGTTCCAGTTTAATTGACTCTTTATCCATCTGAGCATTCGCCCAGCTAAAACTTCCACTTTCTTCAATGTTGAGAACTGCCCCAACCATGTCCCGTGGTATACTGCTATCAAATCTTTGACCAGAAATTATACCGATAGGGGATAACGATAGTGTAAGCACTGCCGTGTCCAGCTTCGATAATAGTGACTCGATTGTATCCATGATTCCCATAAGATCAAGAGGGAACGGATCACCAAATTTATCATATTTTGATTTATCCATAGCACTGTACCAAATGGGAAGTCCTGTAAGGTTTGGTTTAGTGTCAACCAGTGTGCTATTCTCATAAATTTCCACTTTCTCTGGATAGTAAACAACATAATGGTCTGCTCTGGTATCTTCATCCTTCCAATATTCAACAAAATGGGTATAATTTCCAAAAGAATCATACAGGGGATAAGAGTCTTTATTTCTGATCAACTTTGACTTAATCTTATCTCCATCCAGATACACGTACTCAAATGTATCGCCATATGTAATCAAGTCTTTTGCAATTTCTAAGTCTGTTTTTGTGTAACCACCCCTTTTATAAATGGTGTTCAACAAAGATACGAACTCCTTATCTCCTGTAATAGAGACAGGTGAGCCACAGATATAGCTTGAATGAAATTTAATGATACTCCGCAACGTCTGAAGAACTAATCTGGTAGGCTCAAATGTATGCTCTTTATACTGGAAAGAGGGAATCTGTAAAACCTTGTGATTTCGTCTCAGATAATCGTCAATGTCTTCAACCCTACTGATCCTGTCCTTATATCGTGTCTTTTCAATCTCATCTTTGAACCAGTTCGCTTTTTCTGTATTCATAGCAACTCCTTTACTACTAAAAAAATTCTTAATTACTTCAATAGGATTTCTCATATATCAATCCTTCCTGTGCCATATGCACTTTTCTAATCTAATGCCTTTCGGCAGCGTTTCTTTTTTAAGATAGCTTGCACCGCTTTATCTGATAGGTGTCGTTTATGGTCGGCTGCCATTGATTCATTGTCATATGAAAAAATATATTCCTTCAGAGCTTTAGACATATGATATATACTGCCACCGCCGTTGACATACTCTACCATCCCTTCATCAAGTATCTTTTTATATTCCGAATATTCCATTTAACTTCCTTTCAATTTTTTATTTCTCATAAATAATGTTCATTAAATATACCAGATGCCGTTTACCAGTCCTTCCAGAGCCATAGCAAAAGCCATAACTCTATCATCCTTTGCACCCTTTACCGCCTGTTGCTTGCCGGTATCGTCCAATTGGAACGACTTCATTTCATCAAGCAGCTTCTTACTATTTAATAGAATCTGTCCAGTCTCGAACATCTCCACAAATCTGTTAATGATAATAGGTCTACTCTTAGATGAGGTCTGGAATCCTGGCTTCTTTCTTGCCTTTCCTTTTGCATCGTACTCTTTATACTTGTATAATCGTATATATCTGTGTGATCCATCGTAGAGCTTGTCCACGACTGTATGTCCGGCTGAGAGCTTTTCGACAACCAGAAGGGCTGTCCCGTAGTAATTTCCAACCTCTCTGACCAAATCAGCGAACTCATAGGGCTTAATTTTGTTTGATGCAAATTCAAACACCTGAATACCATTCTGATCAACAATCTCTATCACACTATTATCTGAACCGATTCCCTCACCTGTATCTACACCGGCATAAAAGCGTTCTTTTGGTTTAGGCTCACGCCACATATCCCAGTCCTTTTTCCACTTCTTCATTAATGGCGACAGATTCTTTATATTTTTCTGCAATAATGGTTTACTATCATAGATATTGTTTGTTCTGGCTTGAATCTTTTCCAGAGAAAATACATTATTTCCACTCACCAGAAAGCTCTCCGATGCAGTTGTTGGGTACTCTTGCCGGAACTTCTCAATACCAATATTTGCAATTTTCATTCTTCTCCACATGAGCTTTTTCATTGCAAGTGGGTTAGTATCTCCACCCATCCTGTAGTAAAGAGACATTTCCTCTTCATCCAGCTCTTCCATGTCCAAATACTTACCGTGTCGATTTCTGTAAATTTCTGTATTTTCTTCATATTCCTGAATGAATTGCCTAGTATCATCCAACCAACTGAAAAAGAAAGGGATATACTGAGACTCATGGTGTACTGCTTTCTGCCATAGTAAATACCACATATTCATGCCGGAAGAAGTTGACTCCAAAACAATTTGTCCGTCTGGTCTTAATGCAGCTTCGATAGCAACTAACTGATTTTTCAGTTTTTCATCGTCCATGAAAGCGACCTCAGTTAAATGAACATATCTAAGTGTTGACCCTCTGGCAGCGTCCTTACTGCCACAGACGCAACATACAATACGGCTTCTATTTTCCAAAATCAGCTCTTTCCTATTATTTGCTACATCTTTTATTTTTACGGATGGATCAAGATCATCATACATAGCTTTCAGTTTTTTAAATACAATATCGACAGTATCCAGAGAATAGCTCATCAACATACACACTGTATCAGGTCTTGTGTGAGCTAAGTATAATGAGTAGGCTATCGCCCAACTTGTGATCCCCAACTGCCTTGATTTTGCCACTATATTAAATTTTCCAAAATTTTTTGCTAGTAATTTTTGGGTAAATGTCGGCTCAAATCTAACTTTTTTACCCGTCTTGTCAACGATACGAACAAAGTAGCGACACCACAAGACAGGATCAGCGACTATCTTTTTTAACTTTTCTTCTCTTGTCATGTGCTTCACCTCTTTTTAATAAAATAAAAAGGCTGCATGATATGACTCATGCAACCTCTAGTGTGTTAATACAAAATACGCTTCACCAGGAACACTGTATATCACCTTGATATGCCTTGCTTCTGGATATAAATTTTTTAAAATTTTCAAGTCCTGTTGCTCAGTGAATCCGAATCCACTGTTTTTGGTATATAAATATTCGTAAAACTGTTTGTTACTATTACTCTGTGTAAGTATAGGAATAATCCTCTTTATCCTCTAAATCTTCCTCTGAAACATTGTTCAAAAGTGCAACAAGACCATTTTCTTTATTTTCTGCAAAGAATTTATCGGAAAAATCCTCAAATGCTTTAAAAGCCTGTACATCACCGCCCAGTGCTTTCTCATAGTAGGCATTATAAAGCTCTATCTGCTTCTTCTGGTGCAACCGCTTCAGTACCCATAGTACCGCATTCTGTACACCCTCTTCCAACATATATTTTTCACAGGTTTTCTCTGTAATCGTATCCTTGAAAACTCTGTATCTGTTCTTCAGATCATCAAAAGTCATAATGGGGTCGCTTTCGTGATCCTTCAAATATTCAGGGCAATACTTCCACATCACATAGTAAACTTTTGTGTCCGTGTGAAGCATCGCCTTTAGGGTCTGGTAGATGGAAGTCTCCGTACAGACTGGCTTGCCACTACCATTTGCATTCTTATTCGCCATCTTTTCACTTCCTCTGTATCATTTATTCAAGTTCTGAAGTATGTAACAAAGTTTTATATACTTCAATCTCAATAACAAATCATTATTGAGCCGTTCCATTGCATCTTTCAACTCTTCATCGGAAAATGTAGCTTCACACCCCAATCTCTGATCTTTACTGTTTTGGATTGAAAATAATAGTACATCTACAGATAATAAATCTTTAAAAAAGGATTTATATTTCCTGGCTACATCCACTATACCTTTTACCGTATCATCATCCATCTTGTCACTCAGATTATTTTCTACAAAAGTACAGTATGCCAAATAATGAAGTAATATATCCTCAAACAGAAATGATTTCTCTTCTGCTATATTATCATTTTTAAACTCGTCTATTCTACATTTAAACCAGTAACACAATCCATTTACTTTTGTTTCTTCAGTAAATTCTTCATAGCACTGCATACTGTCAACAAATTCTTGAATATCTATATTTTCATTAAATTTTTCATTCCATATCTGACATAGCATTTCTGAATCAACCCCTGAATCATATTTCTTTTTTAGTGCATTATGATAAAGGATTCTTTTTTTTACATTTTTATTTCTGAGTTGAATTTCTCGTTCAATTTCTCTCATAAAATTTTTATATTTTAACGATAAAATTCTTTTTCTATTCTGTATTTTTTTAGAAGATAATTCAGCTAACTCTTCACATTCTTTATATTTTAATTCTGGATATAACAAATGAATATCAGAGTATTTCCCGTATTTTTGATTCCATAAAAACACTTCTGCATCTTCTTTTGGTTCAAATTCCAAAAGTTTCGATTCAATCTCTTCTTCCGTATTTCCGTACATTTCATAAAATAATAAATTACTTACTGCATCCTCCACTCCTAATAATTTATAATTTTTCTCATGTCGAATTTTATTACATAACATATTAATTTCTTTATCAATATTAATATCCTCTATTCTAGTCCCTGGTGTTTCGAGACAATATAAAGGATTTTTATTATTCCACACATCTATGGCATCTAAAATAGATTCTGTATTCATAATATTGCAAATAACATATTCATTTTTCAGAAGTTCATTAAAACTATTAGCATATAAATTTCCATTATAATCAACTCTCATTATGCACATAACCGCAGGATCTTTTTCAATTTTGCATAGATATTTAGAATATGGACAGTATGTATTTCTATGTGTTACACCAATTTTCCCTGTTCTAAATTTTCTATAATCAATAACACCAAAATCTTTACCTCTACCCACCTGTGCCACCATATTCCCTCTCGTAGTAAAAGTAATAAACGCAACTTTATGAAAATTAAGTTTTATGGCTTTTTTATATGCTTCAACCGCATCTATTTCATGGTATTCATCATCTGATATACTGATATCTATATGTGCCGTAGCACATTCATCACTTATTGATTTTTTTAAATATTCTTCCAAGCATTGTTTGATATAACTTTTATATCTATCCAGGACATTATAAAATTCAACATTGAACCCTGTACCATTTGTTGTCATGTTTAAACTGTATATTTTTATATTCCTTTTTTTAGATTCTTCTAAAAAATACTCCATTTTATTTAGTGCTAGTGTCGGTTCTCCACCAGTAAAATGTAGTTGCTCAAATTTATCTGAGAAATCTAATAATCTATCTATCGTTTCAGTAGATATTTCATAGTCTTGTGATCCATTATTAAAACAATGTGGACAATTCAAATTACATTTACCTGTAATTTCCAGAGAAAAAATTCCTCTCCAATAAATACTATCTTTTTTTATCATCAATATTCTGCTCCTATAATTTATTTTTTCTGCTTTTTCTCTGTAGGTTCCCATTCTTCTACCATCAGAAGATTGTACGCATAACTCATAGGTTCTCCATCCCTGTCAACTCCATGTCCAATCTGGAAATTTACAATTGAACCCGGTACCAGATATGGCTCATCATTGATAACCTTTTTGCTACAATAATAAGTCTCTCCATCATCATAGCAGCGGACAAATCCGTATCCTCGCTTATTCCATCGTGTTACATATCCCATATAATTCTTTTTGTTGGGACGTTTATTATAATTCTTATATTCCATGTTAATTTTTATCCTTTATTTTTCTATAATACGTGTTCAAAAAATCAAAATTCTAACATCTTAGGTCTTGATTTTCGGAACACAAAAGCTCTCTTCTTTCTATATATTTTTCCCCATACGACAACTGGGTACTTCTGTCGAAGGGCATATGCAGTAAGCGGATCATATGTAATCATATATTCCTTAACACTATATTTTTCCTTTGACAGTTCCCCAGCTTCGTATTTATATAATGACATAATTTTTTCTTCAGAAAGTCCATGACCATAACGATCATAAATCTCTTCAGATGTGAGACTGCTATTCAACCACTGCTTCACTCACTTTCTTTTTCTGGTATTGTGATTTCCAGATTTTTACATCTTCCATAAGTGCATCTGAAACATCATAAACCCAGAAGAAATTTCCCGTCTCAAAATGGGTACAACAGAAAAGATACTTGTAACCTTTTTCAGTGAGATATTTTTTCTCTTGCGTTGAGTAGCACCAGTAAAATCTCTTCTTTAAATCTTCCTTGAATGTTCTATAGTCAAAATTTGTCATTATTGATTCTTCTCCTTTTTATTCCTATATTTCGCTATACTGCGATATTCAGGACGTACTGATCCTGATAAGTCTCGGCAGAGACTATAATTTTTTCATTATTTTTTACACGCTGCCTTGCATCATAAGCAGACGTAAATACCTTTTTAATTGGTTGCACCAGCTCAAACTTACAGTCCGGCACCTCATATGTAGGTGAGTCTAAATAACCATCCTCTGAAATAGTGATTTTATCGTATAATCCATGCTCAACTGAGAAGTCCTGGAAATATTCCATATCATGTTCCTTCAGAATAGGTAAAAGATATTCTGTAAGTCCTAACTGTTCTAACCAATATAAATTTATGTGAGAATATTTCCCACCTTTGTTGTAATAGCCGATGAAACCACCATCAACTGCAAGTATCATCGTCCTTAGTTCTTCGTCCATCTGCTCTATACCGCCATATAAAGCGCACACTAAAGCTAACGTACCGAAATTATATTTTTCATTAAATCTTCCATTGTGAAAATTGTTTGGATTAACCCTGTATGGGTTATTTAGAAATGTTCTGTGATTATCAAAACATAATTGATTCTGACCTACTGAGAGGTCAACAAAGATAGGTGTTTTCCACCCATAGTCAATTTTTTCTTCATTGAGCCATAAACCGCTATTGAAATCATAAAATCCACCTATTTCTACTCCAAATAGGGTGTTTAATCGCTTAGTGCTAAAGAGTGAATCCACATCATCAGTAAGCACTAAATAGTAATCCTCTGGATTTATTTCTGTCCACCACTCCGGCAGACTGTTCAACAACTCCTGTTTAACAAGACTCTTTTTTCTGTCAAATTCCATTTTCGTAATCGTGTCCAGACTATGTAAGTACCCACGATTACATCAAAAATACATCTCAACACTTCGTCCTCCTTCTATTTTTCAGCTCTCACCGTTTTACTGGAAGTCGGTTTCGTGCTTTTTCTCTTAGTCTGCGTAGCTTTCTTTTCAGTCGCTTTTCTCACTCGCTCCCGTTCATACGCATTTTCTTTCTCATTAAATTTTTTCTTATCTTCATCGAATGTCCCTCGTGTCCTTGCCATAGTCGCTGCATTAATGCCCTGGACGATTTCCCTGTAGCTTTCTTCAGATAAACCTCTCTCGCCATTCTCGATCATACCGATTGCACGATAAGTAAGGTTACAATACATTGAAACATCCCTCTGAGAAAATCCTCTTCTAACTCTGTATTCTTTTAAATCTCTTGCATTTAACATGAATTTTATCCTTTCCAATAATTGCCAAAATAAAAATTGCCTTAAAAGAATAGGGTGCAATATGTGATACACCACAATATCACACCCCATCTTGTTATATGAAAAAACATAGATTCTGGAATCTATATCCATTCTTGCTTATTAAGCAATAGTCTTTCTCAGAATACATACACCTTTTGCATTAAGCAGTTTTGTAGCATAAAGCTCATCAGCGGAAATAACAGTTGCTTTCTTCAGGGACTCTCTCTGTTCTTCTGTAGAAGCTGCTTTCTGTGTGATAATTCCCAGAGAGCCATTCTTTACAATGTAAGTCTTGCACTCATTCTTAGTAGAATCATAAGTATCATTGTCACACACAATAACCTTAACTGCTCCTAAGTAATAACCTAGAACACCATCAGAATCACCTACACCATTTTGACTACGGGCAAATGAATAGTCTGCTTTTACAAACTGATCCATAAGTGTAAAAGATTTTCTCAGTCTGGAATTGATGATAATTTGATAATTGGATAAATCAACATCATCACCAAACACATCAAAACCGGCTTCAATTTCTGTAAATCCGATTTCGTCCGCATTTGTGGTAGCTACTTTATAGACGGCATTTCCATCCATCTCTGCGATCAGAGATTTATCAACTGCATCTGCCATAGCTTCACCAACTTGTGTGGCAAGTGAATCAATAACTGCACCTTTGACCTGAATTGCATCTTTGTCATATACTCTAACTGCGGAACCAACCTGTTTGATTTCCGCTTCATTGTCGGTCATGCTTAGTTCTGCCGGTACAAGGTCTACACCTTTTGTCATAGTTGTACCTGTTGCGACACGATCAATTGTAGGGAAATGAATTTTATCTCCACAAGTTGTAATGTCAGGTACTAAAGGAGTCGCATCAAATGCAACCTTTCCAATTCTCATATGATGATCCATAGCAGCGTTCGCCGCATCTGCAAATAATTCTGGAACTACAATAGCCATAATTAAATTCCTCGCTTTCTCAAAAAATTAAAATAAAAAAGACCCATCAAAATGACAGGTCTTAAAACACGTGTAAAATATTATCGTCTATTCGCCATCAGTCGCTTGTATAATTCAGGTTGACTCTGCATTACATTTAGCTTCTGTGAATATGACATTTTATTAAATTCTTCAGGTGTAATTTTATCATCTGAAGAATGTTCTGAGGGTACATACCCTGTAGATTTCATTCTGGATTTTACAATCCCATCCACTACGGATACCAGAGCATCTACGTCTGTATCTTCTTTTAAAAAATCCACCAGAGATTTATCTAATCCTTTATTGGTAAGATTTTCCTGAAATTCAAGTCTCTTTTTCTGAGCTGCAACAATCCTCTCAGACTCTTCCAGGGCAGCGATACGATTCTCTAAATCAATCTCAGCCTGTGACTTCTCTACAGGTGTCAGCTCCTTGATCTTGTCCTTCAGGTCTTTAATTTCTTTTGAGTAATGACCACGGATTTTATCTTCGGCAGACTGAATCGCTTTGTCATAGTCAGTTTTTGATATTGTTACTGTATCTACATCCTCTCTGGTAGTTTCATCCGCTGCGGATGCCCCATCTTTGATTTCTGTATCTACAACTGTTGTTTCTGTGTTTGTGTTTTCCATAATTTTATCTCCATTCCTGTTTTCATGCTTCGCCCCTAAATCGTTGCTCACACGAACCCATATTTTTTCTACACAAAAATATATTTAACTTCCAGATGGAAGTAATAATCATAAAATGGGTGGGATTTTTTAAATAATTAAAGGAGGTACAGGGAACCCCACCAAAAACCTGTTTTTGTTAAACAAAAAATCGAATTTAACACAATGTTATTCGCAATATTAAATAATTAAATTTAATTAATACGGAAATTAAAGACATTATGAACCTCAAAAGGAGTCTCCAATAATGCCTTATACATGAAAACTTCGCAATTTCGTACTATTTTCAATAGTCTTCCATCACAAAATATATATCTAAATATCGAGCGGATTTCTGCTTATTTAAAAGCTATTACCACCGATACTGATACCAAAATTAATATCCCTTCGACTGAAGGAATTTATCAAGGGTTTGACTATCAATCCAATCCAGTTCTACTTTACTATTTTTGAATCTGGATAATACACCTTCACTAATTCGTGTTTGTTTTGCGATAAACTTTTGTGTCATTCCCTCATTTTTGATGATATTTAAAAGTCTATCTCTTAATTTTTCCTGTGACATTTTGTCCACCTTTCTAAATTATGTTGTACAAAACAAACAGTTTTTATAATTTACCACTTGACTTTTAATTATATAAGTGATATAATTATTATTTTTATATACCATATAGTGCAATATGTCAAAATATCATCATTCTGTTTTTATCATGATATTATTGTATATTATCAATTTCAATTTTTGGCACTTGGGGAATTTTCTTTAAGGGGTACTTAGCGCACCAAATACCCCATACCCTGTTCAAGAATTATTGTACAACTTTTGTTTTTATCTGGTATTTTTTTCCATATAATTCATGAATTTCGTCCCTTGTAAGCAGTTGATTCAAGTCTTTCAGACTCTTCACAGATGTTTTGGAACTTGTCTCATTTTCTGTGACTTCTTCCAGATACGTCACTGTTCCTGGGTTGCTTTTAATCGCTGCAAGGAACTCTTTTGGGTAAACCTCATATATCCATTGTAACAAAGTCTGACCTAGACACTGTTTCTTCTTATCACCGATAAGTCGCTTATCTCGTTTATCATCCAGGACAACTTTTCCATTTTCATCTTTTACAGGTTTTCCGTGTTTGTCCTTACGTGGGTGAATATCAAAAATATCACGGATCAATTTCTGGATGTCCCATGTCGTAATTTTTCGTTCAATGGTCTGGTTCACATCTGAATAACGAATCTCATTCAAGGCATTTTGGATCAAATTTTGCTTCAGTTCAAACATTTCTTCAGCCGTAATAGCTCCGCTAGCATATTTAGCATAAACTTGATTCAGACGATCATTCCACTCTAAGCCAATCTTTTTAAGGGCTTCGATCCTGTTGTAATCTGCTTTCGTTCCTTTCGGAATTGGATTCAAAATATCAACAAATGTTATCATTTTTGTTCTTTCCGCACGTTCCAGATGATCCTTGATAACAGTCGCTAGCTTGTCCATCGTGCATTCTAACGGAATGTAGATTTTCTCTTCCAATGCTTTACGCTCCTGTGCCAGAAGAATTTGTTTCTGACGATGCAGCTCTTTTTCTTCTTCATTTACAAAACGCTTCTTTTTCTTCTTTGGAACAGACTTCAGACCTTTTGTAAACTGCGGACGCACCATAAATTGATCTGGATTATCCTTCAAGAAAAGATTGTCAATTTCTTTTGTTAGTTTCTGAATTTCTTCTTCAGTTGTAGCTTCATTCCTAATCTGCACAAGTCTTTTATATTTATTAATAGTTACTTCTGGAATAATTTTCTTATAACGCTGCTCTGTAATAAGTAGCGTTCCATCATCACAAAGCACTGCACCCTCAGCCTGTAGGTATGGTCTTTTCTTGATTTCTCTTAACTCAGATAGTACAACTACACCATTATATTTTCTCTTGGCAGAATCAATCTGAACGCCTGAGAGAACTGCAAGAATACAAATATCATCATAAATTTGTGAGAGATATTTTTCTTTATTCTGTGTTGATCCTGTATTATACAGATGCCAATAAAAACATTGTAAATCTCTTGCAAGATTACAAATTTTTCCAATCAAATCATTTGCTAATTTGCCATCAATGGATGCCATTTCTTTATCTGTATAAAATTTAGGATCGTTGTCCGTCACCAAACCATTAATAGGAATAAGATATTTTCCAGAATTTACAGTTTCCTTTGTAGCTTCTAAGATTACATGGTCATTACCAATATAGGCTACGTCACTATCCTGATCAGATCCTTGCCAAATATCTGACAAGAAACAGCCTTTTCCCCACAGATTAATAACTAAAATTCTATCCGTGAAATTGAACCACTTCCACTCTGAACGGTATGTATTCTTCAGGATTGCATTCTCTCCAACTGCAATGTGCGGACTTCTGAAACCGTATAACTCTTCACCATCCGCATACCTTTTACAATAACACTGGAAATCCGATAGGATACTTGTCTCAATTTTTTCACCTGTGGATGCTCTCAACATCTCATATGGGTTCGCAACCAACGTACAGAAATCAGAATTATTCAACTGAATTTTTCCCTGATAGAGTCTATCTAAAATACTGTTCAAGAATGTTCGCCTGTAGTTCGTGTACCATGTTGTTCGTGTAATGTCCTCATTAATCTGAAGAAGCTCTTTCATCATTCTCATTCCGATGTTATCCGTATCACCAGCCTTCGTGTTCAAACCATGCTTCAGGAACGCCGGATATTTTTTCATGAGATTAATCTCATGTACCTGTGGTTCTACGATTTTCCAGAGCTGTTCTTCATCGAGATTCAGTGTGTCCAACACCTGATACCACAACTGTTGACGATCACCAAATTTAGAAAATTTCTCATACTTGCAAACACCAAAAATCTGTTCATCCGAAATCAACTTCTCTCTGTACCAGTCCCAGGTCAATCGCTCCTTTTCAAATTTGATTGGCTTTTCCAGTCTCTTAATCTCTGCTTCAAGTTCAGGAAGAAGATTTTCTTGATCTGCAATAGCTTTTTGTTCTTCTAGCTTTGCTTCTGCAATTTCTTCTGAAGATGCACCTTTATTTGATAAGATAGTATGCTTTCTCTTCGCTGCCGTAACTCTATTATTGATTCTAGTACATTCCTCTTTAAGCTCCTGTAAGCGTGGATCAGCTTCAAGTTCCCTTAATCTGTCCTTTTTATCCTCTGAAACCATGTGTTCAACGATTACATCTGCAAACTTCAGAATCTTTACACTGTTCTTTGTAGTAACAATCTTTACTTCATATGGCTTAAACGCATTCCCAAACCTATCATAAATTACAGGATCATCCACACCGGCAAACTTCTCATGGTAATATTCCTGAAGTTTTGTGTTAAAAATCGCAGACTTGAAAAAATGATTCCTCAGAAGTAAAAATCCCTTATCCTTATAAGTATGTTCATCCCCGTTCCTGTCAATATATTTTCCAGTGTTAAAAATAGATTCATCTGCAAGAGATTGTCCATCCCAGAGGTCAATATGTTTCTCATAGTCCTGTTTTGTTACTTGTAACCTTTTTGTCGCTGCATCAAGCGTAACTACATTACATGGCATTGTATGTGTTCCATCTGCTTCATCAATCAGTAGGATTGAGTTTGGATCAATGTCAAGTGTTCCTATGATGGAACTGGAAGTCAAACTCTCATAGCTTCTGGTACTCACAATATCAATTTTTTCATCTTTCGCAAACTTCTCTCTGAACGGAATCCCTAGAGTCTGCCACTTTTCCATTTCGGCAAAATATTTTTCATCAATAAAGAGACAATTTCCAGTTCTTGCCTTTGAGGACGTTCTCTGGAAGTTTACATAATGTATTCCATTAATGGTCACTCCATCGGCATACGCCATCTTCCTTAACTCCGTTTTTGTAATCAGACGCTTACTCTTTTTCTCATCCAACTGTTCAACAAGTCCTGTATCTTTATTATAAATGTTTTTGTTCTCGTCTGTCTTGATATACACATCGGACTTAAACTTAATGTTTATGATCACATCCGTATAATCCACGCCTGATACCGTTCTAATAGCATCACTGGAATCTTTTACCAGCTCCCGTAAATGGCGGGACATAAGGCTATCTGTGATAGTTCCAGAGTATAAATATCGTGTGTCCTTCTTTGGCAGCGTAATATCTTTTTTGAAGTTCCAAATCTGGTTGTGCAAGGACTCAACCTTTTGTTTCAGCTCCGGCGTACCTGTCTCATTTAGTTGTTTTTTCGCATACAGATACTCAGAAATCAGTGCATCATCTTTAATCTGCCAGTAAAGATAGGACGCATCAAAGTTTCTAATAAGCATATCATTGTATTTTTTTCCAGTATTTTCCATATTAAATTTCTCCTTTATTCAAAATAATTCTTTACACAAGTTTCAATGTCAGCGTTGATGGAACAGATACTATCCAGTGGTATATGTGTCTCTCCATTCTTGACAAGTTGCATCATATCTGGTGGTATTGCAGTTACCTTGTCTCGTAAGTCCCAGTATATTTTTGAGATAATTCCATCCACATACTTATCTGTCTCTGATCTTATTGCACTCCATAAATAGTTACTTTTACAATTTTCGACATACGAATCATCGCTAATATATTTCTTCAATTCGTCTGCAAAAATCTCTCTGATCCTCTCAGGTGTGAGTGCGTCCAACTCTAAACCTTTTTCCAGACCATTAATCCCATTTGTTTCTTTCATCCAGGAATCCAGACCTTTTTTCTTGGGAGAATACATATTATTTTTCAACTCTTCTTCAGATAACTGATCTGGTACGATTCCAATTCGTTTAGCAATAACTCTCACATTCATCCCTAACTGCTTCGCCATAATTTCAGCCTGTACCTTGAATGTATTGGCGATTGAATATCCTGTCGGATCGTAATCACTCATAATCAGAAATACCAGCTCTTTTATTTCATTCTCCGAATTATCACGGATTTTTCTCAAAAGTGTTTCCATAGCCCCAAAAGCACACAAGCCTTTTGACGATATTGCGGAACATCCTAAAAGTTCACTAATGTCACGGATGAATTGGAAAATGGTATCTTTCTCGCAACACACCACAATGTTTTTATACGGGCTGAAGCTATATCTATCTGGAACGTTATAATTTCTACTTTCATCACAAATCATAATGTCACGGTATGTAAGTTTTCCTTGCTTCACAAGCTCTGTCAGATATTTCGACAACACTTTGTCCCATCCTGTCAGTGCTTCTTCCGTATCATCTTCAGCCGTGAGCAATCCCAACTTATCCAGCGTAGGTTTTACAACCGCATACCAAAAGTTTCTCTGTGATCTCTCATATCTACAGGTACAGAACTCTTTCTCATTCATGATAATGCTTCGCATCAGTTCTGATTTCTTCAGGCTGCCTAATTTTTCACGAATCTCTTCTACTGGCAAATCCTTTATCGCTGCTCTTAATTCTACAATTGTATCTTTCAAAAAAATTCTCCTTTATTTACAAAACGAAAACGCACACTATTAAAATCGCTGAAACCCTTGCAAATATTGACTATTTAGCATTTTTTCACATCAAAAATCTGTTCAAAATTACCCCTGGATTTCGTATGCTATTTTTTCTTTCCAACACCATTAATACCCTTATATGACAAGGCATTCAGCGATTTTACTGTTTTCAAAATCTGCTTAAAATTACCCCTATTGTATACAAATGTATAATATGAATGACCGTAGGGAATGAGTGTGGGGGGTGGGGACACCTCACATAGAATAATCTCTCTCACCCATCACTCTAAATCTCATTCCAATCCAATCTCTACACATACACACTCTCTGATACACACTCTCTATCTCTAAGCTAATAATTCAATCTCTAGTTCATTATTCATCTGTATAACTACATCATCTGTATTAACTGGTATATCATCATTAGTAAACTCATCCTTAAATGACTCTGGACTTACAAAGATATACTTGTTATACTCAAATCCTTTATCTGAATATTCTTTCTTTACAATCAAACATCTTTCCGTATGTAGCTTTTTGATATATTTCCTGATATTGTGCTTATCCATATTCAAATCATCTGCTAACTGGTCATATGTTACGGATTTACCATTTGACAGATTTCGTACCAGTGTAATAAACACAATGTACTCAGCTTGTGTGATTTTTCCATCAATCAATGCACCAGCTATCGAGAAATAGAACTCAATGTATCCTTGTTGAAATTCCTTTAATCTTCTGGCAAGTTTCAGTCTGCACTCTTGAAACTTCTTCGGCTGCTTCGGATCAGGAATCATTTCAATCCATTTTTTTGCTTCTAGTTCCAAAAGCAGAGTTTTCAGAAGTCGATCTGCGATACATTGTTTCTTTTTCACGGATGAATACAAAAGTTCTTTCAGGTTCCTAACTCTGAATCCTCTACGTCCAAATGAGTCCTTGTATACATCCAATAAGGTAATAATCAGATATTCATTCCCTGTCATTGTTCTCAAATCCTTGTTCAATAATATTTTTTTATTGATTCTCGCTGCATCTGCTTTTCCTAATGACAGCTTCGCTCCATTATGGTAAGTTCCGCAGTAAGCCTTATCGCACTGATCCTGAATCCACGCTCTATGCTTATCACCTTCAGGAAATGACTCATAGCATCCTAAGAGCTTATAATCCGTATCCAGAAATCGGTTTGTATCCTCTTCAATTACTTTTTTGTCCTTTGGTGGTCTGCATTTCGTGTTGTATTCCTGGCATAAGGTATGAATCTTTGACTTCGTGTATCCGTCCATCTGAAGCATTTTTACGATTCTTCCATGCCAGAAGTTACGCTGTCCCTCGTCAGCTCCTTCATTCATGACCTTTTGGATGCACAAATAGCATGGGTAATCATCCAGTGCTTCATAGTTCCAGTCCACTTTATCTAAGATTTTAGCAGTTTCCTGTGTTTCCGTGAAATAATCCATTTGTCTACGGATATAGGACAAATCAAATTGCTTAAACTTGCTCCCAACCATATAGGAATTATTTACCATCTTGACATACGCCCAGTTATCACGATTCTCATAATCGTAACTGCCATCAGCCTGTTTATGATTATAGGTACAAGGTGGTCTTGATATTTGAGTTGGTGATGCAGCTTGCGGATCAGCGTTCAAAATTGATACAAGTTCCTTATTTAAGTCCCATACTTCATTGAGCTTACAGGTTGGCTTAATAGAGACATAAAAGTGGAATCCATGTCCACTGGCTACACAAGCGTGAAGATATAGCTTCGGCAGCTTGTTGTGAATCCATTTAGTGAAGTCTGACGCATCGTGAAGGTCTGGAAAATCTTTCTGATCAAAGTCCAGATAGAGAACTTTCCTCTGTCTCTGCGTAGTCTTAGTCCCGTTCTCTTTCCCTCTGTTGGTTGCAAGTTGGTTGTAAACATCGTGAGTATAGCGGTACTTCTGGATGAACGCTGCATAGTCCTCAAACGTCTTTACGAACTCAACCTTAGTGGACACCACACGACCGTGTAAGTCTCTTCGCAAGGCAATTAAGCGCACGTATTCTTTCTCTCTGAATGTACTGGGATACATCAGATTAAAATAGTGCCTTAAAATATTCAGTTGTTCTACGTTACTAATAAAATGTCACCTTTTCTTTCTAAAAAGCAAAGTACACCAATATTCAATTGTAAAAAGTTGGGAATTTCGCCGGAATCGGCAAAAGATTAAATAAAACTTGAAAAATGCTAAAATGTACCATTGACAAATAAAGTCAAATGTTATATAATCTCATATGTGTTAAGTTTTATGACACAACTTAAAAGTGTACTCGTTTACGGGTTACTAATTTTGGTATGGAATAAATCTGAACTTCATCTACTGGGAATAGATGTGGTATAAGTAAAAGATATAGTTCCACTCTGTATCATAACATATCTGATTATTTTTGTCAACAGATTTCGGGAAAAATCTGTTATTTTTTTGCCATAAATTTCCAGATATGAAACAAGCAATTAACGGACAGGCTCTATGATGAACCTGTCCTTTTTTTGTATTATTTATTGAGTTTTAATCTTCCAAATACTTGTTAATTTCATCAAGAAACATTCCATTTTCTGATCCTTTAATAAAATTGTTCTTGTCTACTAAAACCCATCCATGCTTCGGCGGATCAAGTGTTTCAATCAACTGCATCTTCTTTTTTTCAGCTTTCTTTTTCACCATTTCAAAAGTTAGAATTGGCGTAACATTGAGTGCTTCTGATCCCTTATCTGTTTTTATAGGCTCAAATTCAACAATTTCATTGACATCTAAATGTTTAGATTCATCCATAATTTTACTAAAATGTACAAAGTAATCTAACCCATTTTCACCTGTAATAAATCCATACCCCCTGTTTCTCACTAAAAGAAATTACTCTTCCTCTCATTGTTTGTTCCCCTTTCTAACGTCTTTTCCCGTTAATATATTCATTTCTATAATCTTCATCTTTTACAAACTTTTCCATGAAGTTATACAAATGTCCTTTGTTTGGTTCTTTTCCATCACCAAGCAATTTGCAAACCTGCTTATCTTCACCATTGACCATTAACGGCTCACCATTATGATACACCCACAACTTCCAGATTGGAACATCACATTCCAGTGAAAATGTATATTCACCTTTTGTATAGCTCTTTCCCTGTAACACACTCATACAACACCATTCCTTTCATCTCTACAGATTATTTTCATTTAATAAATCAAACACGCATCGTACTTTTCCCTGATACTTTTCAGGAATATGTACCTGTGCAGTATATGTTTTATCATTATCTTTTTTACCATACTTAATAGTATAGTAATCAGAATCATCTTCCTTATATATATCGTATATAGTTACGTTTTTTCTTCTATGCAAATCCGCAAACATAGCTATTGAACGTCTAATATACATATCATCCAATCTGGTCAGATGTTCAATAATCAAACATTTCTGATAATATACATTAACGTCACCTGTTGCACTTATCTTTATGTCAACATTTTTACTATACTCACTGAGTTTTTCCTTGACAAAATTCTCTAATTCTTCTTCCGTTGGACAAAACTCTTCTTTTTCCTCATCAGCTTCATCCATATTTTCCCAGTAATATTTATCATCTTGTATACTGATTTCTATATTACTATATGGTGTTTCACCTTTTAATTCCGCATTTGTAGAAAAATCACACTCGGAGCAACAAATTATTCCAGCTTCATGAGTTTCATAGTTTACGTTCTTTAATCTCTGAGATAACTTCCCATCCTTCTTAAAAAATTGTCTAACCGTATACTGTTTCAATGTATCGTGGTATAATTTTGCACCACATATAGGGCATTTAGTTAAAAGATATTTCATCAATACTCACCTGTCTCTCTGTTATTCTTCCGGCTCAAATTTAATTTCATCTTGTACTTCCATCAGCTTCAAGACTGCATCACTCCATCCAGACTCCGAAATGTACTTATCAATGATAAACTGTAAATCTTTCTGCAAGTTATCATCTGCATTCTTGATCAGAATACCGTTCTGAGTCGCACTGATCGCACATAAGCAGCCTTCATACAGGTTCATGCTCTTTCTGATTTCTTTTGGAATCGTGATCCGTCCTAACGCATCAATTCTCCTGGCTAACTCTGCCATATTGCACCTCTTCTCTGTTATATTCTTTCATTTTCTTCGCATTGTGCAAAATAATCTTTAATTGCCTTTATGGTTGAATCCTTATGATTTCCATACAAGCGTTCAAAATTCATGTCTTTTTTAACAATGTCAAGCAACTCAGTGTCAACCGAACCTCTGTGAGCTTCGTTATATGCAACTAAATGTTCGTAAATTTCCTTTGCACTTCCAAGAGAATCCACCACCTTCAGAATCTCTTCTCCAAATTTCATGGAATCAGTTTTCTCTTCTTCTGCGGAAGTATAGGTGATGTTATTCTCTGGAACTACAACCAGTCCATCCGCTGTGATGTATCTCTTGATAGTCAGCTTTATTCCATAAATAAGTCTGATTAAATCAGGAGACAGATCACAAGTCACAGGATCACTAATCAGATTCCTTGCATTTTCAGCCTTAAATCCGATAAAAGCTACATCTTTAAGTACAGTTGTCCTCTGGAATATGTCACTAATTTCAACATCCGCTAACACTGCCTTAACTGTACACTCTTTCAAATGAAATAATCCAAGTGATAGGATGCTCTCTCCGTATGAAGTTGGACTTGCATACAGAAAAGATGGTCTGAAGTTTGGCATAGTATTATAGATGGATATGACATATTTGTTCTCTGTATTCTCTTGTGTTCCACTGGATAAATTTTCCAGCTTAACTGCCGTTCCAGATGCTATTACACCCATAATATCTGCCGAAAATGACACATAATCAATGTCCAGACCAATAATTGCATCACCACCGATGGCAATGACCTGATCTCTCAACTGATCAATAGCATAATCTTTCGCCCTTTTCAGTTTGTCCGAATACATGGTACTATTTGTTCCAAAAAAATCTGCAAATCCGGCACCAAGCGAACTCAGAAATCCTGTACCCAATGCACATTCGCCAGAGTACACGCCGAAATATTCACTGATTCTACGTCCTTCAAAGCTATAACCCGAAGTCATTAGTATGGTTTTCCTCACGCTGCATTCCCCTTTCTTCTTTTTCATGTAAGATTATCCCGTTACTTATGTTGTGTTGTTATGGTTATGATATTATCACTATTTTCGTTATATGTCAATAATTTTTACAATTATTTCTAATATTTATTTCCAATTATTTACATTTCATTTAT